TCGGGCCTGAAAAAGGAGTTTCCCATTTATCACAAGACAATTCAACTTTACCTTTCGTGGTGGAATACGTAACGTCATACTGTGCTCGTTTAAAATTCAATCCACATATCAACGGTCTAATGGCGTACGCGTTAACGTACGCATTGTTACCCGTAGGTGAAACGTTCGGAAACAATCTGTGGCTATCTAATCTTCTATAATGGCATGGTATCTTCATAGCGAATATACTCATGTCACACGAAGGAAACGTAGCTTCCAAAGTTGTTTCCACGTCTTCAAGCTCCTTATGATTTGACTCATAGTGAGCCCGAGATGCATATACATCTACTCTATCAAACGAAACGTGGTGGGGTATTATCATGTGATTTCCCGACATAACTGCGTTGCAACATGATGTCTCATTACCTTTTTGATCCTTAAACACTACCAAGCGGGAATGATTCTTCCTAAAACCCTCCGCATGGCAACTGGACAATCCTAAATCAACCTCAGCCGCTTCAGCAGAGAAAGGTCTAAGCATAATCAACTCACCATTTCTCATGATATAATCAACCATTTGACCATCCTCATATCTTAGCGTAATTAATGTCTCACAATTTTTATCGTTGTCACCTTGCGGAAGCATGTAATAAGCAAGACCAACAAATGCTATTACTCCCATAAGACCAAACACGGCATACTCGGGATTATTTTTAATAGTCTCTACTAAGAAATCAACAGCACCCTGCACTTTATTATACAGCTTATTCATCCAATAAGACGACCACGTAATCATAATGCTCGAGTACATGGATATGGCATCTCCTACAGAACCTAACCAAATTTTAGCTGCTTCTATTGCGGGATGGTTCCAAAACTCTCTTGCGCTACGAAGTACTTTGCAAGACAAACTACCGCATTGAGGTGACATGTGTCTCAAATCTATATCTGGTAAGGTTCCCAAAACGGTACCAGGCAAGACTGTAGTTCTAGCATCCGTCTCGTTAGTCTTGACCAAATGTGCTAGAATCTTCCACAGGTATTGAACAGCTTCGCTCGTATTGTTTGGTACGCACTCGGTCGGTATATTAAAAGCTCTATTATGATACAGGAACTCAGACTTCCACGTCTTGCTCTCTTTGTGATCAAATTTAAAATAACGTAATTTTTGCTTAAAATCTTTTCCTGGTTCCCGCGTAACTGATATAACATGAGGTCTCCTAAACAAGGCTTCAGGTTCCGCTATGCAATCTGCACTAGTAAACCCACGGAGATCCATTAAGTGATTTGTGGTACAAATAATAATCTTAGAGTTAAAAAACTTAGTATTTTTAAGCGACGCTGACGCGCACGGTAATGGAACTTTTACAGGAGAAACAAAATTGACGATAGTCCTCCATTGTGACTTACCGGCGGCTCCTACATCGTCCATAACAAAAACATCCTGGTTGTTATAATCATCATAAAAATCTTTCGCTTCTTCCGTAGAAGGAACGATGTGAGTATACACAGACATATTCTTAGCTCTCAATGCATCTACCATATTGTTCATAAGAACTGATTTTCCGCTACCGGCTTGACCTTCCAGCACTATACACACTGGTTCCGATCTCTTTGAAGCGTCAAAAGCTTTAACGGACACTATTAACTGAGACTTGAAATTATTCCAAGTTGTCGTGAAGTGTCTGTCACTTGATGTTGAAGCCATTTCCATAAAATCATGGTTTGCTAAGCACTTCTCATAAGTTTCAATCACTTCGCGCCGAAATCTAGGATCAAACAATACGTCTGACTTTGCCATAAACTTAGAATACTGCTCAATAACCTTATTTAACAATTGGTAATGCGATATCATATCTTGAAACTTATTTAAAGAATTACCTACCGTATCAACGATCCTCGCTGCTATTTGATTGCCCCTACACGATTGCTTGACGAATGATAAGAACTTACCCATCAAACGTAAGAAAGCAATCAATGACTCCATAAAAAACGTTGAGTCAAAAATTCTCTTGCCTGACAAAGCCGTAAAATTTTTTATAGCATCCATCAAATCTTTAGGGAATAAAAACGAGGCTAATGCCATATATCCATCCATGGATTCCGGGACAAATATTTTTTTGACTCTACGCATAATGGAATACGTTTGACACAAATATATAACGACTTTCGATATTGACAAATACCCATCTCTAAGTTCAAATAACAATGTCAACATATCCATCAAAATCCACGCTACGTCGCCTGCACTAGAACTAGCAACTCTGTTCAAAGCCTTAATAACGGAAATTACTCCGTCAAACATAGATCGTATGCCCGAAAAGAATCCCGCGTCAGCGTGAAATCTTCTTCTAGATTTTTCCACAACTACGGCCAATTTTAAATCGCCCGCGGTTCTAAAAGTCACGCGATAATGGCCACTTTTTTGTAAATCCTCAATTTCTCTCTTGAACGCAGATCTGGTGAACGATCTCACTCTTTTTGAGGATACGTACAACACAAAATGACCGTGTTGCGCTTTTTCTGACAATACGTAACCATCTATGCTGCTTCCGTGATATCGACAAAGCACGCTGGCTACCAAACTTCCTAATGTTGGATTCCATCTTTTGTCGCCTGGTGATGGAGAGAACAGGGAAGAGTTTGTTTTTGTATTCATTTTCATATAACACATTGCTCTTTCGCCTAGCTAATTGGAACGACGTCACGCATGGACGCACGGATTATTTGCTCCACGTTTGCTCCGATGTAATTCTGGAATACGAATAGCGTTTTCTGTCTTGAAAGTACGTCTCCAAGATCCTTCACTAAGCTTCAGGTAACTACACCAGTTGTGCTTCACAAATAACGGCCCGTACGACCTAAGAGGGTAGTCTTTGAACCGTAGTTCACTACCGTCCGTTAGCGCATATTGTCTATTAGCTTCGGGAAAGCGTGGGTGGGTTTTTTCCTTAGAAAAAACTATCCCAGTCCTACTACGCCAATCGTTCCCACGCGAACGTAGTAGCAACCAAAAAAGATCCATATACTAGAAGGCGTATATTTCAACGACATACGACACGGCTACTAAGAAAGGCATCTACTTAATTCAATGACTCTCCTTTCACGCTACGGATCGATCTCCGTAAAATGAAGAAGTATATGAGAGAAAAATGAAAATATAAAGAGGATAAAGAATAGGAAAGAATATCCTAACCATGAGGTGTTCTCAGTCATACAACAAGGGTGTTGATGATCGAGTGCTTGAACGACGCACATAGTTAGTGCACTTAACGTCATTGCTCGACGGCTTGAGCACATATTGAATTTAAATATAAAAACTAAAATCTAAATATAAAAACTAAGAACTACAACGTAAGACCAATGTACATTCCAATTTACAAATCAAGCTTCCTAATCCATTACCTCACTAAGTGAGGAAACAATCCATATCGAAGACCAAATATTAATGTTAGAACAGTGGTCGAATTAACGATCACCAATCTAATATCCTTATTCTGTTTTCTACGTATGTAACGACATCGATAATTTTCAACAGTGAGCCTTTACAAAACCTGTTTATCGGAATTTATTTCACTTCCG